AAATGGAAGGTCAAATATTTATTGATGTTTCTATTAACCTTAACCATACTGGAACTGAAACCTATAAAGGTTGCTACTTGTCAAGTTTAATTTAGATTTTCTAGTTAACTATAACAATAAAAAAAAATATTGTTATTGTTTCCTCTTTTTTTTGTGTCTAATCATTACAAAACAAGAACCCTTCTTGTTGCATTATTTCTTTTATCTTTTGTTTATCTTCCTTCTTTGATTCCTTGTCAAAACACGTATTCTTATGTTCGATTTCTTCATTATTAAATACTTGGTATGTCTTGAATAATTGCTTTAAATCTGTTATATATTTTGTATTCTTCGCTAACCACAAGTAGAACCCATAATACGGTTTGTTTTGCTCTTTATTCCTTTTAATATAATTTGTATATTGATTATACCACTTCAATGTTTCTATCAAATTTGTTTCGCTATTTATATTGTAATCTGTTCCTGATAATATCAGTATCTCGCGGAAATGATTGAAAGGTATATTTAATTCATCCAATATACTTTTTGTATCATACACTAATACAGAATGATTTAATAAACTGAAATTACGCAACACATACGGACATCCATATAAGAACATATCCATATCATCACTTATACACGCATATGCCATTCCACTTTTTACAAAATATACACACAAATCATCTGCCTCGTATGGGGCATCATAATAGATAACCCCATATGCATCCATCAATTCTTTTACCTTTACTATATCTTCATTTCGTAATCGCACAAATTGCCGCTTCAACGCTTCTAATTCTAACTGAATTGCCTTATCTTCCAATTCATCCATATTTCCTTCCTTTTTTAAACGCACCAACTCATTATATTTTTCTTCCGCTTCCTTCTTTTTTTGAGAACGCTCCTTCACCAACACCTTTTTCTCTTGTGGAGTTTTACCATCAAATATAAAGATTGGTTCTATTTCATAATTCTTCAATATAGATATAAATAAATACATATTCTCCATTAGTGCACACTCTGACAAGAAATGGTATAAATAAATACTCGTGTCTATCACTATACGTTTACCAGCAAAATGACTCAAATGTTGTTTATTTATTGATTTATCCGTACATTTTTCTCTCAAATATCTGTTTAATAATTTTATTCCCATTCATTTATTTATGATTCTATTACCACTTAACTCTTTATTCAATTTTTTACAATATTAGAAAAATTGAATGTCATTATCTCTTACTGTCATATGTATCTTTTCAAACAAAAATGGGATTGGTTTGTAGCACCATTCGTAATTTTCATACTGTAAAAACGAATCAACCACCTGAATGTTTTCATTGTAAGGGTAAATTCGATGGGACACTACACGCACAGTGTGGTGTTTGTGATGTTTACTTACATAGTCAATGTAATTTAGAACTTTGTAAACAAGACAATGACCGTCAATATTGTATATGCCCAAAATGTAAAAGTGTTGGCACTCTCTTTACTACAATTGTATAATCTGGCAAAAAAATGTAATGATAAAAAAAATATACGGGGGGTTGTATATTTTTTTTGGTAATTGTAATAGTATGGATAGATGGATGGTAATATTAAGGTTCTTTATTTTTTGTTAATTCTTCTAATTGTTTTTCTAATTCTGCAATTCGTTCATCGCGCTGCTTCAACTCGTTTTCAAGGAACTCATTTGCTGCTGCTAACTGATGAACGTTCAATTCTATGCTTACTTCTGGAATCGGCTTGTGATTTATCTTGAATAATAAATACCCGGTCGTCTTATCACCATTTGCATCCCGACTGTAAAATGAACGTTGCTTGGTACCATCATAATATCCACGTTGTCTGAATGTTCCATGTTCATTCAACTTATTTCGCAAGTATTCTACATTGTTGTTCTTATGCCAATACTTGAAATGAATATATGCGGATTTACCCGATAAAGACTCGTTTGTATCATTTCTATCTACGAAATCTACTCGTGAAACCTTTCCCAAATTCAAATCTCGTTCAATGAATTCAGACAATTGCCTTGGGTAAAAGGTCTCGATTTTTCCAGTGCGGGTTTCTAACATTAATGATTCGTGAATGTATGGGATGTATAAACTCGCCCATTCACCTTCTTGTAATTCCAGTTTTTCTATGGTATCTTCTGCTTTTTCTACTTTTTCTACAATACGAACAGACAAATGTGTCATCGTTTCTCCGTTTTCCCAGCAAAAGGGGGTCTCTGTAAACAACATTACTGTTCCTGGTTTTGAGGCTGCGGCTGCTGTATATAATTCATATGCTGCCAAATTATCTTTGTGTTCCTTCACTTCAATAATGGCACCATACGTTACTGTTTCTGTTTGTAATCTTCTGTTGTAATTCTTTTTTTCTGTTATTTTTATTTCACCTAATACGCCTAATTGTAGCGTGTTTTCAAACAATTCCTTTACACCTTCCTCATTTGTATATCCCTTGGGTAATGACATTACTTGATAAACTGTATTGTTTAAACAAGAAACTTCTTGACCGCTGGATTTCTCCATATTGGTGGTGGTGTAATAGATGGTTGGTTTTTCCATAGAAACGAAAGCTGTATTATTCATGGTCTGTGAGTCCATATGAGAGTTATGCCTTCATATGGAAAAATATTTTTATTTCAATTTTTCATTATTCTAATAACAATGTTTGTCGCAATTTCATTAGACTAACATCTCCCCTTTTTATTTCTTTTTGTAATGCATCATTCTTCTGTAATTGCTTTCCTGGGATACGCTGAATCAATTTCGCTTGGTTTGTTGCCGTTAACACTTTCTTCAAATCATCGTTTTGATTGAACTTTTCATATAACGCCTTTTGTCGTTCGACTATGCGTCGTGGATTTTTTACCGAATTATAATCATCATCTGGTTTCTTGTCAATCGTCTTCAATGTCTCTTTGATTAATTTTACATCTTTGGATAATTTACTATCACTGTCCAATGAGAACGTATGATATACATCTGGATACCCTTTCTTGAACTGACTTCCTTCGTGATAATGACTTACGGTTAGCCATTTTCTCCCATCTAACGTAAATAATGGCTCTTTTGACGGTCTCTCCCAATTATCATCTAATTTCCGTCTCCAATTCTTATATATATCATTCGTTCTTTTGGGTCTTATTAATTTACTATATGCAACATTGTTTTCCTTTGCTATACTGTCTCCATCTGCCTTTCCTGGTTCATTGTCAGCAGACTTTATATAAAATCGTAAAACATCTGTGCTATTGTACAGGTCATTATCATACGTTGTATCAAAATCATTACTTACGATTTCATTCGTTAAATCCAATTGGCTGATGTATTGCTTGAAATCATTGTTTTTTAAAAAATTACCTGCGTTGTTCTCTATACACTTTTCCACAATCAAGTCTTTTATTTTCTTTGGTAAATCCTCGAATTTAAAATGCGTATGTTTCTGGTATGTAATTAACACATAATGGTTTCCTGTATATCCCGATAAAATATAATAATCGGGTCGTTTTTGTTCTTCTTGTGAAGTACGTCCACACTGCAACACTGAATAATAATCTTCATTATCAAACATCTCCTGCGACATTATAATACACCTTACATTCAGTTCGCGTTCAATTACATCAATCGCCCATTCGTCCGCCCAGAATTCTGATTCCTTTACGTGGTCTCTTAATTGTTCTGTTGTCTTTATTTTTTCCATGAACACAAACTCGTTCATTATATATTCTATCTTCTGTTTCTCATTTTCTAATTCTTTGTATTCATTTGAGACCTTCTTTGCGTCCTCTAACAATTTTTGAGAGTCCGCTTTATTTAAAGTCTGTTTGGATAGTTTCTTCAAGGTAGACAACTCTTTTGTTTTCCTGTTCAGTTCTTCTTGTTTCGTTATTATTTCTCCATTAAATGCCTCATATAACTCTTTGTATCTATTAAATAATGCATCATCTACGTGTTTTGCCAACATTTCACGCTGCTCTTCCACTGTTCTCTCTTTATCGGTTCCCTTTAATGCATCTCTTATCATAGCAAAGAAACAGTCTCCACATCCTTCGTTGTCTATAATGTTATAATCACTGTCTTGTAAATACTCATTAATCCATTTACTTTCTTTCGACTTCTTATATTCGGGTTTTGTTTCCGATTCTACTACTACTTCGTCAATGGTCTCTTCCAATGGTTTGTCTTCTGTTAAAGTTAATAACGATGCTTTATTAATAAAGGGAATGAATTTTCCATGACTCAATATAAAATCACCATCTTCATCGTAGCTCGATTCTTTCTTGGACTCTACTATTTCCCAAATACCTATCTTTGATTGCACCTTCTTATCTTTGTATAAATAAACTACATGGTGTAATACACCCTCACTTTTATATTTATCCTGTTCTGAACCCAATACTACATCTAACGAACGTCCAAACAGAGACACACCATACAACGTGGTTGCCGTGAATCCTTTGTCCTTCTTATATTCTGGGTCATTTTCAGAATATATTATTTTTTCAGGGAACAATTTTGATTTAACCATATATACAATAACAGTATATATGATTTGCCTATAAACTACTTTTTTGATAATATATCTACTACATCCATGTACTTAAATATTATTCGTGATGATAATGATTTCGTTTCGGTTGCCTTTAATTTCGCACACGCATATATCATCTCCTTTATTTCATCCCATTTGTTTTCTTTATCGTGAATAAACTCCTCTTTATCAACTAAAAAGCTTATCATAATATAAATATTTTCAGATAACTCCTCAACGAACAGTGTCTTCCCTTCTTCATTTACTCCTTGCAAAACCATTGTCAAACACCACTTTAACAGCTCTACTAATTCATCACTTTTCAGTAAATTATCATTATACAGACCTATAATAAACGATGACTTATTCTTTCTTTGTTCATTCTTTTTCATTAATATACAATATTTTTCATAATCCTCACTCGGATTTACATCTACCATTTTCTCATAACTCGTGTAATAGTCATTTATAAAAATATCCAAACTGCTTACAAATATTGGGTACTTTCCTATTAACTCTTTTAAACTCCTTACATAAACCCCGTTGTTTTTTGTTTGACAAATAACATTCATAATTATGCCAAATATTTTTTGATATGGTGTTTCGGTTTCATCATCATCATCATCATCACTTTGTTCATTTTCAATTAATTGTTCGACTAACTTTTTAATAGACGTTATAATCGTATCATAATTCTTTGTTGTCATCTTGTTAAACGCCAACTTCAACTCGTTATAATACTTTTCTTTCCCTTCTTTCATTGCTACTGGTTTCTTATTGAATACTATTTCTTTATTGCACTCACTCTCACTATATACGTTAATTGCATTCGCGGTTGGACTAATTGGTGCATTGTATTTGAAATTGGATTGGTTTGATGGCGAAGATGGTTGTGATGAATGTCCGAATCCTTTGTTATTTCGTTTGTATCGCTTCTTGTAATTATCTTCTAATACCGGAAGCGTTTTTACATAACTGTTTATTTCACTGCTTAATACATCTATCTTGTCTTCTATTGTATCATCTAATTTTACACATACACCACTAAATAGCATATCTCGATAATCATCAAATGTATAACACGACATCTGTCTAATAGGGTATATATAGTTACGTTTATACTATTTTTTCAGTATTTATGCGTTCGTGTGTTATTATTTGTTTCGCACCTTTCTGTATATGCAAAACTTCTTATTGAATCAATATTTTTGTATGGAACCTGAAATAAAACTACACGAAAACGAAGATGTTCCTGAATTGTCTTCCTTTCATTTACCTGTGTATTATTTAGAAAAAAAATATAAGCTACCATCTTCCTTACAATCTGACTTGGAACTCGTACATATTACACAAAACAATAGCGGGTCTCTAACCGACGATTCAAATAGTCAACGTGAATCTGTTTATCAAACTATGTTTAATCCATCACATTCGTTTGCTTCTAAACTAATACCCAAATGGAGTGAATATTTCACAAACGATGTCTTATTTTTAACAGATACCCAGAAAATTATTCGTAATGTGGGTGATTCCAGACTAAACCAAGAAATGTCTATGGATGACTCTACGAAAATGATTGAAACTTGGGGAATGTTTAAGCGAGACCCTCATTTCCTTGAAACATATGCATTTATAGAATGGGAACAGTTCTCAGCCTTGAATCGTTCCGGCACGTTTTTACAAATTCTATCTGCACTTCACATTTTATCACCTATTACCAGCTTATTGCTCCCAATTCTTCTTCTTGTCTTCCCTTTTGTATTATTGAAAATACAAAACATTCCAATTACCTTTTCTACTTATCTTGATACCTTGAAAAAGATTGCTAAAAACCATTTTATTGGAAGGTCTCTAACCAACCTAACGTCTTTGTCTTTCGATAAAATTTTTTACTTCTTAGTTACTCTTGGTTTGTATTTACTCGGGATTTACCAAAATATTGACTCGTGTTTTAAATTTAAACGAAATATGGAACGGATGCACCACGCACTAACCTACACCAAAACCTTTATTACGAACTCCATTGAGAAGATGCGACACTTTATTCTCATTAGTTCTGAATGCTCTACATACGAGCCTTTCCGTAATGAGGTTCGAAAACACATTTCTCAATTGGTCTCTTTACAAGACCGTTTAGCTGATTTACCTCCTCTTAAAAATGTTTTTACACAGTTTTCCCAAAATGGTTATCGTCTCCGTTGTATGTATGAAATCTTTGAAAATAAAGACTTGGAAGAATCATTGTTGTATGCAATGGGATTCGAAGGCTACCTCGACAATATTTGCAAACTTGGAAATCACATTCAGAATAAACGCATGAACTATGCTACTTACAACAAAGAGACCACAAATATTGAAAAGCAGATTTACCCCCCTCATATGAACGAAGAAGCTATATCGAATGACGGCTCACTCGAAAAGAACATTGTTATTAGTTCTCCCAACAAATCTGGAAAAACTACCTACTTGAAGACATTTATATTAAATGTATTGTTTTCACAGCAGTTCGGTTGCGGATTTTATGAATCTGCTTCCATTTACCCTTACACGCATTTTCATACTTATTTGAATATACCCGATACTTCTGGTCGCGACAGCTTATTTCAAGCTGAATCCCGCCGGTGTAAAGAAGTATTGGATGAAATACAAGAAAATACGTGTGAAGATGGATTCCGTCATTTCTGTATCTTCGACGAACTGTATTCTGGTACAAACCCCGAGGAAGCTACTTTGGCAGGACAAGCTTTCATCGAATATCTGTGCGAGTTCTCCAATGTTAACTTTATCCTTACTACTCATTATTTCAAGATTTGTTCTTATTGTAAACACCATAAACGTATCCAGAACTACAAAATGGACGTTATTGTTGACGACAACGACGAATTTACATATACCTATAAAATCAAAAAAGGTGTATCTAAAATAAAAGGTGGAATCAGGGTTCTCAAAGACCTCAATTATCCTTCTGCTATTCTCGACAAACTATAAACTTCACTTTACAACTTTTGTATGTTTCATATGAAAATGAAATATACAAAACAACTTTGAGACCTTTTTCAGAATCTTCATTTACTTTTCAATCGTTATTATTTGTTCTGGCGCTTTTTCTTGTG